GACGACAAAACATATTCGCGCGCATACGCGAGAAAAAAGCCGCTAAATGGGTAAATTGTCACGCAATTAGCCAAAATACAGGGAGAAAACAGCAAAAAAGAGAGGTGAGTGCATGGCGGCAAAGAATAAAAAAGATATTCGCGAGTCGCTTATGCAGCAGCTCGCGGCGAAGGGAGCGGACGTCGCACACTTCGAGGCGCTGATCGATGACTATGTCGAGTACTTCGGGCTGGTCAAGAAAATGAAAGCGGACATCAGGAAGAACGGCTTGAGCTATCCGGCCATGTCGGCAGCGGGGAAAGAGTACCAGAAGGACAACCCGTGCGTGAAACTCCTGCCGCAGTACACAAGGTCGATGCTGATGATCCTGGAAAAACTCGGGTTGACGACGGACAAGGTGGCAGAGGAAGAGGACGAGCTGTGACAGACATCAGGAAAATTCCGGAGATCTGGGACTGGATCCAGATCGTGGACAAAGATATATTCCGATGCTGCAAGGACCAGAAGCTCCTCGTGAAACTCGTGAAGAAAGCGTTCCGGGAAGAGGACATTTATGTCGACGAGAAACAACTCGCTGATTACATGAGGCTCTGCGAAAACTACATACCCTTCAAGCTTTTCCCGTGGCAGCGGTTCGTGATCGCGCTGCACGACTGCACATACAGATCCGACGGCATGCCTCGCTGGCCGGACCTTTTATGCATGATCGGCAGAGGCGCGGGAAAAGATGGGACGATAGCGACAGAAAGTTTCCTACTTTCGAGCCCGTACAATGGGATCCGGGAATATGACGTAGACATCTGCGCCAACAACGAAGAACAGGCTATCCGCCCGGTACAGGACCTGACGGGATTTTTCGAACTTCCGAAGAACACCAAAAAAATCAAAAGGTTTTTCTACTGGACGAAAGAAAAAATTATCTGCACGAGGACGAGGTCGACGATTAAGGGGAGGACGAACTCGCCGAAAGGCAAAGACGGCCTGCGGAGCGGAATTGTGGTTTTTAACGAGATCCACCAGTACCCGAACTATGACAACATCAATGTTTTTACAACAGGACTCGGGAAAAAGCAGCATCCGAGAAGATCTTACTACACCACAAACGGGGAAGTGAGAGACGGCCCACTCGATGACATCCTGGCGGACTCGAAGGACATCCTCAACGGAGCGATCTCGGATAATGGGCTACTGCCTTTTATCTGCAGACTGGACGAGCCGGCAGAGGTAGACGACCCGGAAAACTGGACAAAAGCAAACCCGTCCCTCCCGTATCTCCAGAACCTGCAGCGGGAGACGGCGAAAGAATACAGGGAATGGAAGCAGAACCCGGACAGGCTGCCGGCATTCATGTCGAAGCGCATGAACCTGCCATCCAAAGCGAAAGAGTCGGCGGTTGCGGAGTGGGACAGGATCGCGGCTACAAACAGGGAAATTCCGAACCTGGCCGGCTGGGAATGCACCTGCGGGATTGACTATTCAAAGACATCAGACTGGGTGGCGGTAAACCTGCATTTCAGAAGCGGGGAGACGCGCTACGACATAAACAAAGCGTGGATATGCACGGCATCAAGAGATATCCCGAGGCTCAAATGCCCGTGGAGAGAGTGGGCGAAAACGGATTACCTGGACGTTGTGGACGACATAGAAATACACCCGTATGTGGTGGCGGGCTACATCCAGGAGATGGGGAGGCTGTACCGCATCAAATCAGTGGCAGTGGACTCCTACAGATACGCCCTGATGGCGGACGCGCTCGCAAAGATCGGATTCCACAAGGACAACAAAAATCTTGTCATCGTAAAAGAATACGACAAGATGAGGATCCAGCCAGTAGTAGACCACTGCTTCTTGCATGGATATTTCGTGTGGGGAGACAACCCGGTCCTGAGATGGGCGACGAATAACACAAAACTCATCCCGTACGGCAGAGGCGAGGGAGCAGACAAGGGCTCTTTTGTCTACGCAAAGATCGAGGCGAAAAGCCGGAAGACAGACCCTTTCATGGCACTGGTACACAGCATGGTGGAGGAAGCCAAACTGAAAGAACGGCCAAAAATAAGGGACATCCCGGTGATTACACTATGAAGGAGGTGGAGAAGTGTCATGGATCAGTGATTTTCTTGAGACGCTTTTCCCTGTGAAGGAGAGATATGGGCCTCAGGGAGACACGGTGATCGTGGACATCCCGGCAGAACTCTACTACAAGGAACTGGCACTCCACACAGCGGTAAGTCTGATATCAAATGCGATCAGCCGCGCGGAAATCAGGACATACACAAGCGGGAAGCCGGTGAAGGACAGGGACTACTACCTGCTCAACGTGGCGCCGAATGTAAACGAAACATCTTCCGTGTTCTGGCACAAGGTAATCAACCGAGTGGTCAGAAAGGGCGAGGCGATGGCAGTGGAAGCGAGGGGCTCGCTCTACTTCGCGGACTCCTACGTGATGGAGGAAGAAAGATCCATCCGGGGCAATCTTTACAGCGGAGTTACGGTCGGGAATTTTACCTTCGACAAAAAGTTCCGAAGAGATGACGTTTTCCTCTTCCAGCTGGACAACATAAACGTGAGAAAGCTGGTGGACGGAATGTACTCGGATTACGGGAAAGTTTTGACAGCGGCAGCGGCCGCACTGAAACGGTCGAACGGCCAGAAGTACAAACTCCACATCGAAGGGACGAAAGCGGGGGACGAAGAATTCAACAGGGAATTCCGGGACTATATATCGGCACAGCTGAAAACGTACATGGCGGCGGATGCGGCCGTGTATCCGGAATTTGACGGTTACAAGCTGGAAGGAGACCCGGTCTACGGCAGCGGGAGCAGGTCGGCAGAAGATTTCCTGAAGCTGAGAAAAGACCTTTTCGAGACGGTGGCCGGAGCGATGCACATCCCGCAGAGCATGATGATGGGCAACATCACAAACATGGCGGACGTGATCGGAGCATTTCTGACATTCGGTGCAGATCCGTATGCAGACATGATCACGGAAGCCCTGAACAAGCGCGCGGGATACGACAATTTCGCAAAAGGGAACCGATACGAAGTCGACACTCGCAGGATTTTGCACAGAGACACGTTTGCCATCGCGACGAATATATCGACGCTGGTCGGCAGCGGGACTTATTGCGTAGACGAGATCAGGGAACTTCTCGGCGAGGCTCCTCTTAACGAGTGGTGGAGCAGGAAGCACTTTATAACCAAGAATTTCGAAGAAATCGAAAGGTTTTTAAAGACACAGGGGCAACAGGAAGGAGGTGAAGGAACACAGTGAAAAAGAGAACCTTTTACCAGCTGGCGGTAAACGAAAGCAACCGGACAGCAGACATAAATATCTATGGCGATATCACGAGCCACGCGGAGCTGTATGAGGCTTTTGGCCTGTCGGAAGGAGAAGTATCCGGCCGCGGCTTTAAGGCCGCCATAGACGGATTGGACGTCGACGTTATCAACGTCTACATCAACAGCTACGGCGGAGAAGTCGCGGAAGCACTCGCGATCCACTCCGTCCTCAAACGCCACAGCGCGAAAGTGCACACTTTCGTGGATGGCTTTGCCTGCTCGGCGGCGACGATCATTTTCTGCGCAGGAGACACAAGGACAATGGGATCACTCGCCCTGCTCATGATCCACGACTGCATGTCACGCGTGCCGGGATACGCCAACAGCCGGGAGCTCCGCAAAGCGGCAGACGATAACGACGTGATCAACTCCAGGAGCATCAAAGTCTATGGAGAGGTGAGTGCCCTTCCTGAAGAAAAAATCATCGAAATGATGGCAGAGGAGACGTGGCTCACTGCAGAAAAATGCCTCGAATACGGCTTTGCCACAGATGTTGAGGAAGATGACGATGAGGATGAGCTCCCGGAGCAGACAGCATTCGGACTGATCAGAGAGGCGGTCCTAAGAAACGCGTCGGCGGCGGAACTGCAGGAGAGCGCACTGGCAGAGGAAGTAGCATCCGCAGTGGTGTCGGCCCTGCAGGAAATCGGAGTAGTCACCAAAGAAAAGCAGAAAGAGCCTGATCCGCACGAAGCGCCGGCCGGGCAGAATGCAGTGAAAAGATTTTTTAATCTTTTGGCCCTTTAATCTTTTGGCATAAAGGAGGGAAAAAATATGCTCAAAGGAAATTCCATTATCGCAAACGCGGTAGCAGTTCTGCAGGCCGCGATGAACGCAGAGAACCCCACACAGGAAAGCATTCAGGGTGCTTTTGAGCAGTTCGGCCAGGCGATCGCCGCGACTGTACAGGCGGACTTTGAGGCCGCAAACGGCGACAGGACGATTCTGGCGCAGCGCGGTTTCCGCCAGCTGACGAGCGAAGAGACGAAGTATTACCAGGGAATCATCGAAGCGGGCAGGCAGCAGAATCCGGTACAGGCATACAACGGTCTGATGAGCGACAAGGTGATGCCGCAGACCATCATCGAGGATGTTTACCGCGATCTCGTGCAGGATCATCCTCTGCTTGGCCGCATCAACTTCCAGAGCGTGGCATACCTTACCCGCTGGATCCTCAATGACCACAGCGTCCAGACTGCAGTGTGGGGAGAGATCAACAGCGCGATCACCCAGGAGATTACATCCGCCTTCCGCGTTGTCGAGATTACCCAGTGCAAGCTCTCCGCTTATGCAGTGATTGAGAAAGATATGCTCGACCTCGGCCCGCAGTTCCTCGACAACTACATCCGCACTTTCCTCAAGGAGGCTCTGGCCGTTGGCCTGGAGAATGCCATCGTATCCGGCAATGGACACAACGCACCGATCGGACTCGACCGCGACATTCACCAGGGAGTGTCCGTCAACAGCTCCACGGGATATCCGCAGAAGAGCGCGGTGCAGCTTGCGTCCTTTATGCCCAAAGAGTACGGCACGATCCTCCAGGGGCTCGCAGAAACGGAGATCTGGTATACACAGGATTCCACAGGGAACGTGGTGGCGAAATCCAGCACTGTCGCAAATTCCGACGGATCCGCAAAGAGCGGTTACACAAAGCACGGCGGCCACCTCAGGACTTTCGACGAGGTCACGCTGATCTGCAACCAGAAGGATTATCTCGGCAAGGTAATGCCGGCGACGACAGTACTCAATGCTGTGGGGACATTCACAACCAACATCTTCCCTTTCCCCACTGAGGTTATACGTTGCAACGCGATCGAGACGGGCAAGGCAATCCTCTGCCTGCCGGAAGAGTATTTCTTCGGGCTTGGAAGCAGCAAAGAAGGCACACTGGAGTTTTCGGATGACTTCCAGTTCCTCGCGGACAAGAGGACTTTCAAGGTCAAGATGCACGGAATGGGCAAGGCGTGGGACAACACAGTGGCCATCCTCCTGGACATCTCCGAGCTCCAGGAAGCTTACATCACAGTCCTTAACAAAGAAGTCGCCAGCGAGTAATTGATGGCGGAAAGGAATCATCATGCTTGATGTGGAAAGGATCCCGGGGGAATACCTCGCACAGATAAAGCGCCATCTCCACGTGACGTGGGATGATGACGACACGGATGCGCGGATCATCGACATGATGGTGGATGCAGAAGCGGCGCTCAACCACAAGTTGGGCGCCGCGCCGGACTACTTTGCGCCGGGGCAGGAAAGACAGCTCTACAGGGCGTTAATCCTCTACATGTGGAATGACAGCGCGGACCAGTTTGACGAGGCTTACAGAGCGGAGATATTGCAGGTACGGCACAAGTACGAAGTGCTGCAGCAGAGGGAGGCGGAAGGTGATTAAAACCAGATTCCAGACCTATAACGACGGGGTACTTTATGCCTGCCGTCCACCGGAAGAAAAGTCGAGCTTCAACGCCGTGAAGAACCAGTCGGAGAAAAAAGACATAAAAAAGCGCCTGAAGCTCGACTACAAAGAGATGACGAAGCGGGACCAGGACATGGCTTTTGCAGAGTCATTTGGCAGAACACTCAACATGAAAGTAAAGACACCGCTGAATGACGACGTAAAGTCGACGGACGAGATTCTGATCGGAGACACACTCTACAGCCTGATTCACATCGATTTCAACCGGGCCGGGAAAGAGATGTATCTCTACATGGAGGAGGCGAGAAAAGTCAAATGAGCAGCATCCTGGACAGGATAAGGAGCACGCTGGAGAACCTGGCACAGGGCGAAGTCAAGATGGAGGGAGTCTACTACGGAGCGTGCAGGGAAGAAAAACTCGACCGCTGGAATTACTTTGTTTTCAATCGCCTGAAAACGACAAAAAACAACTCGTCAAAGATGGACCACCAGACCTTTTACCAGGTGCATATAGTTCACGAGGATTATATCCCGGAAGGCTATGTGGAAGCTGTAATCGGCGAGTTGTCGAAAAAGGCAGAGGGCGGCACGAAGCTCCGGCCGACAAACGACGACGTGAATTACAACTACACCTTCAAGGGAGGGACCAATGTGGTCGTGGAAATTGCGACGATCACAATTTACCACCCGGAAACGAGGGCGTGAGATGGCGACAGCAAAATACAGGGTAGACGCCGAGGGGCTGGAAAACATCTCGGAGGCGATGGAGAAATACGGAGCCGGGGCCGGCCAGATTGTAGACGGAGTGCTGCAGGGAGAGGGAGCAACGCTCATAAAAGGCGAGATTGCAAAACTCCTCCCGAGATCCGGAAGAAAATGGAAAAAGAAAGGGGCTCCCGCAGCGGTGGCGATGCCGGCGGCGTTTACACAGCAAAACAGCCCCATGGCCGTGACGATATCTGCACGAGGAAAATATGGCTATCTGTATTACCCGGATGACGGGTCGAACACAAGGAGACATGCAGGGAATCAGCAGTTTATGCGGCGCGGTGCGGAAACGGCGACGGAAAGAATAATCGACCTCTGTATCGGCAAACTCACAGAGGGAATGGCCTGAAAGGAGTAAAGAATGTACACGGTTGGAGATAACTATAGCCCCTACGAAGTCGACCAGCTCGCTATCAAGGTGGCGGGGGACGACGAGTTTACGAGGGACGACTGCATCGGAAAGATGACAGTAGAGAGGGAAACAAAGACAGTCACGAAGAAATGCAGGGGCGTGATCAAGAAGAGAAAGACAAAGGCGACGGGCAACGGCACGATCACACTGAGCCTGCACTGCAAGCTTGTGCTTTACAGAAAACTGCATGCAATGACAAACAAGGACCTGCAGCCGGGCGTCTACGCGTTTGACAATACGCTTTCTATGCCGGAGTTTACTCTGGCAGCTCGCGTAAAAGACGAAGACGACGTGACCATGTTCAAGGGATTCCCGCGCTGCAAGATTGAAGAGATCAGCGCACTCGAAATCGAGAACGGCGGCGAAGAGGTAGCGGAGATCGAACTCAAGGCGAGCTTTATGCCTGACAACTACAACAAAGGTGAATACGAAGGGCTCGAAGACGAAATGACCGGCCAGATTCTGAACGCGAACAACTGGATGACGGATTTCTCCAGCGAGATCGCGCAGCTCGGCTACTCCGCACAGGCAGACGAGGGCGAAAGCGAAGAGGAGCCGGAAACAGAACCCTGAAAAACTGATTCAGCAAGAGAAAATAAGAGAGGTGCATAATGGCGGTTTATGATCTCGAAATGGCAGACGGTTCGGTAGAGAAGATATCTCTTTCCATGGCTGCGCTTTTCAACCTGCAGAGGCAGGACCCTGCCCTTTATGGCAGATATAAGCAAATCTACGGAGAAATCGGGAAAGGGGCGGTTGACGAGCTTGTGATGGCGGAAACGCTCTACATCGCCTACAGGGCGGCGAACCAAGAGGCGAATCCGATGAACCTCGAGGAATTTATCGCAGGCCTGAGCGACTCAAGAGCAATCCTTGCTACAGCTTTCGGGAAACTCTTCGGAGAGGTGGAAAAAAAACAGGGTTTCGTTCCGCCTTCAGGAAAGCGACGCGGGAAAGGCGGAGGTCGCAGGTAAAAGTCCCGGATTTCCCAATCGAGTCCGTGGAGGACGCCTTCACGTTTTACGTGATGATCATCGGGATTCCGGAATCGACATTCTGGGAATCCGACGAGAGATTTCTGGATGCAGTAGCCGCAGATAAAGCTGCATATGACGGGTGGCTGGGATACGCACAGAGAAAGGAGGCGGAAGCGGGTGCCAAACGCTAAGAATGAAGCGCGGATAAAATTTGTGGCCGAGACGGAAGAATTCACATCGGCGATAAAAAACGCAAACAGCGAGCTGAAGACGCTGGGCGGCGAATTAAAACTTGCTGACGCTACTTTCAAGAACACTGGGAATTCTGCGGAATACCTCAAGTCCAAAGCCGGCATCCTGAAGCAGGAACTGCAGGCAAATGCGGACAAACAGCAGGCGCTGACGCAGAAGCTCGAAGCGGCGAAAAGGATCTATGGAGAAGATTCTGAGGAAGTCGCAAAGCTCCAGAGAGAGCTGACAAACGCGCAGACTCAGGAGCAAAAGCTTGCAACAGAGCTCAAAAACACCAATAAGGAACTGGAAGACCAGGCCAAAAAAGCAGATCCTGCGGCACAGGCGATCGAGAAGATCGGAAAGGCAGGGGAGCAGCTCCAGAAGACGGGGGCGGCCATACAGGATGTAGGTGAAAAACTGACAACCCACGTCACTGTACCGCTTGTAGCAGCCGGAGCGGCAGGTGTCAAATCTTTTGCCGATGTGGATAAAACCATGGCTCTTACAAATAAGACCATGAAAAACACCAAGGAACAAGCCGAACTCCTGAACCAGTCAATGAAGGACGCGGCATCTAATTCCACTTTTGGGATGAAAGATGCTGCAGAGGCCACTCTGAATTTCGCCAGAGCCGGACTTGACGCGGAACAGGCAGCGGCAGCCCTGGCACCGGCCATGAACCTGGCCGCAGGAGAAGGCGGGAAGCTTGACACAGTATCG